CCATGGCGGCAAGCCAGAACGAGCAATAGGAAAGAAAGTACGCCCGTCCGTCCGAGGAAGTGAAAAACGAAGCAGCGTCGGCGTCGTTCAGAAACACGAGCACCACCACGGGAGGGGCCAGCAGCAGAAGCGCCAGCCCAAACAGCGCCCAATCGGCGCCGGTCAAATTTTCCATGTGGTTCATCTACTTGCGCTCCAACAAGGCATCGTTATATTCAGATAACGGCACCGGACGGCGGAACTGAAATGCCGTTCTGGTTGAATGCCCTAGGTTGCGTGCGGTCACGAACCTCGGGGATGCGCCACGGTGAGACGCACCGGCCAGAAGCTCAGGGGTTGCGCCATGCGTTCATCACGGCCTCGTGGCGGGCTGCGCACTCCGCGTACTGGAATGCCAGCGCGGCATGCGCCTGCGCCAAGTCATCCCAGGATGGAGAATCAACGCGCGCGATCGGCGGGCACGTCGCGCTGAGGTTGACGGGCAGCGTTGGCCGCGTCGATGGCGTCGTTGGTTGCGCGCACCCTGCCAGGGTCGCGCACGCAGTCAGCAGGCAAAGGACGCTGAACAATCTCATGGGTATACCTCTCGATGACCTGGGGCCGCGTGGCTGCAAGCTGATCGATGCGGGCCTGCAGGTCGCCGGACAGCCCGGTCAGGCGCTCAGCTTCGGATTTGAACTCTTGCAAGTCTGCCACGCGGTGGGCCTCCTGGCATTCAGCCCGGCCAGCTTCTCGCTGGAGGTGCCCATACCAGGCGACGCCCGCGCCGGCGGCGCCCAATACTGCCGCACCAGCCACGCCAGCGACCGCGTATCCCTTCCAGCCGGCCAATGTCTTGAGGGCGGCGACGGTCATGCGCGTCCCTTCCAATCGCGCGGGATCTGGAAGTGCGGGCCGTCCTTGAACGACTTCCAGTCCCCGCCCCACTCCACCGGGACGCCTAGCTCGCCGGCGCAGGCCTTGACCACCGCGGCCAGGTCGGCAAACGCCTGCCAGTTGTTCCAGGGAATCGCACCGCCCACGAGCGGCGCCAAGTCGACGGCATGACCCAACCCATGGGCCTGCGGCAGGTGGTGGCTGGCCATGGTTTGGCTGGCTCCTTTCCTGACGTATTCGCGCTGCTGCGCCAGCGTACGCAAGCCTTCCAGCACCGTGAAATCCACAGCCGTGCGCTGAATCGCCCGCTTCACGACGGCGACCAGATCGGGATGCACACCGATCAAGCGCGTCAAGCTGCGCTGTGAAAGCTGAAACTGGCTCATTACTCTGGGCTCCATGTATGTTTGGCCGTCTGAGCGGCCACATAGCAGGCGGGCAAGCCCATGAAGCGCGTGAAGATGACATTGTTGTACATGTCACGCCCCCTTACCGCGCACTCGGTCGATTGCGGCCTGCCACAAGGCTCCCACGGGCAACGCCTGCACGGCTTCCCAAGCGCGCGAGACGATCGCCATGCCAAACATCCCGGTGAGGAATCCGGCCAAGCCCTCCGGGATGCCGAGCATCAGCGAGAGATAAGGCGCCGCATAATAGGCCACCAACGAGCCGCTGCCCGCCATGCTTAGCCGCGCGGGCCAAGATCCTTGCAGGTAGCGCATGGACACAACTGCGCCCAGCACGCCGGCGAACTTAGCGGCAAGGGCGTCGAAATCTTGAACGTTCAATTGCGTCCCCGCAGATAAAGTAAAGACCGCCTTAGGCGGCCACGTGATGACGGCAGCTCGCGACGTAGGTCCGGTCGACGCGAGCGATGCGGCGGTACGTCCACGATCGGAAATATTTCGCCGGATTGGATGGTGAATTTCTCATCCCGGGCAGCATCGCTCATGTACGTCGGCGCCGTCTCTTTCGGGATCGACAGCCCGCATTCGGGCCAGGACCCGGCCTCAAGGTAGCGGCTCTGTAGCGCAAATGCGTGTTACGCGCGCGTAACGTCATCAAATACATACGGAAACGCCGGATCGTAGGGTTGCGCGTTCGATGACGTGGCAAAGAAGGTTTCGGTCATATCACTTTCCTATCGCGATGTAATAGAACAGGGGCGACTGCGCGGATTCGGCGCTCGTGCTGCCGACCACCTCCAGCGACGTGTTCGAAAAGTTCGCGACGCTTAGGCTATCCATAGCGTTTGGCGAGTTCTGGATTTGTGGGATCACGACCCAGGCTGCGTTGGGAAAGGCTAGCGGATACGATACCGACGCCGATCCGACGTAATAGCCATCCGTCGCCGTCTTCATGTTGATAGTGCCGCGTCCCCACTGCAGAATCACGCCGCCCAGCCAGGACGGCAACGCCAGGTAGCCGTTCACGCCCAAGGACATCGTCACGCCAAACCGGAGTTTTCTCGGCGTCACCGCCTTGGTGTCGTCCGTGCCCGCTTCTACTTCGGCAGTGGATGCGATTCCCGCCGGCAGGGCAATCCAGTTCGCACCACCCGAATCCGGATCCGTGCTGTTGTTCTCGGCCAGATTCAGCCAATAGCCCTCCCCCAGCGATTTTTTCAGCATCGCACCCTGGGGATACCCACCGATGGCCGTACTGAACGCGGCGTCGTAGGGATACGCCCCCCCGGCCTGCTGCCACCTCGCTGCCGCACTGAGAAAATTCAAAATCCCATTGAAATCCGCCCCATAAGGCGGCACGCCGCCCGCCGCCAGCGGCGTCATGGTCAAGGGTGGAAAGCCGTCTGTAAACGACGCCGCGCCCGGCGTTACGCCGATCTGCGAGGCCACCGGAATGGCATTCTTGTTGCCGCTGTCCGCAAACGGGACGGCCGATTTGAGAGGTGCGTTGCTAGCTTGCATTGATAAGCCCCGAAGAAGTGAAATAGACGCCCGAGCCAAACGGCTGCATCAGCGCCTCGTTGAAACCGAACGTGGTGGAAAGATCGACCTGCAGGACATGCGCATGTACCGCCGCCGGTTTGGGAATGGCACCGGATTGGGTGAGGATGGCGATTTCGTAGGGGGCCAGCGCAAACTCGAACACATAGCGGAACTCCATATGTCCCGTGTCCGACACGTAGCACCGCCCGCGCCCGGCGAAGAGGTTTGACAGCAGCTGGTTCAGGCTGGGCGAGGTGCAATCCGAGATGTTGGCCAGCGCCTTGACCAGGATCAGCTTGCGGTAGGCATCATCGGCAAGCCGGTACGTCTGCGTGGACTGCTCTCCCGTATAGAACGGCGCCTGGTTGAACGGCTGCCCATCCAGGGCTTCGTCAAAACCCAGGTAGGTCACGTCTCCGGGAACTGTCAGCATCCGCCCGACGTCGACAATCCTGCCCCAGATGTCCAGCCCGAACCCCTGCGCGGTCTCCACGTTCCAGACGTAGCGGTAGAACGCATCGAAATCCGTCTGCGGGTTGATGTAGTCGTCCATGTTGTTGATCAACTGGACGAGCGTCGGGCTGTTGGCGTACTGGCTGATGAGGGTCCGGGAGGCCAGGCCCGGCTTGGGCACGACGTTCATAGCAACGTCACCGCAATATCGCCGGCAGTGACCGTGGGCCGGCGGTTGATGGGCACCGTCAGGCTGGCAGCCGTCGGCGACGCAGGCCCCAGCAGCAGCGACAGGATGGAGACCGAGGGACTGAGGGCCGAGATGGCCGCGTAAAACCGGCTTGCATAGATGGTGGAGCCGATGCGCGCCCGTTGCCCGCCATCCGCGCCACTGAAGGCGTCGATGATCGCCTGCCGGGTCAAGGCAACGATGTCCGAAGGCAGTGCCGGGTTGTCTGCCAGCTTCACCTCAAACAGCACGGGCAACGCAGCCGGCGTTTCCCACTTCACGACGTACGAGGGGTAGGGATAGGAATACCCTTGCCTGTCCTCGATCGTGTATGACGTGTTGCCGTTGTAGTCGCTGCCATTGCTTTTTTTGCGCCAGATCGCATCGGCGATATCCGCGGCCTGACCACCTGCAACGGCCACCCAGATCGAGTGCGGTCCCAGCGTCACCCCTCCGATTGTCCTGGGCACGGACATGTCATTCTCCGTCACATAGGCGTCGATCACGCCCTCTACGTTCGCCACGTTCGCGTAGATCGCGGGCAGCGAGCCGCTGGCGTTCAGCGCCACCGACTGACGCCTGCGCGCTTCGAATTCCGCGCGGCTCTCCACGTCGCTGCCCGGCGTGCCTGCGTCGGCATTCGACACCGAATCCCAGCCGGGAATGGCTTGGTAGATCTGGTTCAACGCGCCGGGCGCGCAATCCACCGGCCCATCGACCGTGCAGGCAAAGGGAAGATCGATGCTGCCGCTGGGTGGAATGGTCCCCGCGCGGGTGCAGAGGTAAAGCCTTCCATCCACCGTCTGCGCCCGCGCGCCCACCGGGATCGTCACGCCGGCCAGCCCATTGCAGGTCGCAATGACGGCGGTAGGCGTGCCAGGCTTGCGGTCCAGAAAGTAGATCCGCCCGATGGCGTCCTGCATCCGGTCCGCGGCGAACGCCGGATCGACCTGATTCACGTACGCCGCGAATTCGTTGTTCTTGTCGCCGATGATGGCGGTCGTACTGGAGGCGAGCTGGCCCTGCGGTGATTCCAGCGCCAGATTCAGTCCGCCGCCGAATGCGGCGTCCATGTCCGACAGGACACCGGCCAGAATGGCGGATTCGTCGGGCAGCACCAGCCCTTCCGGCATGAATTGCACGCGCGGCACTTGAGAGATATTCGGCATGGTTTCCTCAGAAGCTGACGGACTGCGTCGTTCCGTCCTGCAAAGTGATGTCGACGTAGCCCGCCAGGGCACGATCGGTGATGGAAGTCAGCGTGCACACCGCGCGCACCACGTCCGGGACAGTCAGGGCCGCCCGTTGGACATGCTCGCGAGCCAGCGCCAACGGCGGCCGGTGGCCCAGGAACTCATCCCAGTACGGCAAGCCCAGCGCGGTGTTGTAGAACAGTTCGCCCTGGAACAATTTGATGGCGCTGGCCACGTCCTGCGCGACGGCATAAGGGTTGGATGCCATCGCGATGTTTCCGGACGCGTCCAGAACCAGGTCCCAGGCGCTTCGGTCTAGCAGTAGTGTGTTCAATTGGGCGTCCCCGTGTTGGATGGTCCGCTTTGCACGCCGGGATGCGTGTGCGTGCTGCCCACGTCCCTGCCGTTGTTGCGCAAAGTGCCCTGCGTATTCATGTCGCCCTGCCAGGTCGACGTACCGCCGAACGATCCGGCGCCTTGTTGAACCGTCCCGTTCAGTACGATCCGAGGCGCGTTCAACGCGCATTGCGTGCTGGCGTTCATCTCGATGTCCGGCGCCGTCACGGTCACCTTCGATGGCGACACCACGTGGATGCCTGTCTGCGTGAACTGCACGTATTGCACCGGTGTTCCGTTGAGCAGGCCGCCGAGATACAACCCGTCCGCCATGTCGTGCGAGCGCCATGACCCCGGATTGCTTTGCCCCCGCGAGGCTTTCACCAGCGAGATGTCCCGATTCGCGAAGGCCGCCATCCCGATATCTCCGGCTTTCGGGTCCAGGATGATGGCATCCGATCCGCCCTGCAGGCGGAAGTAGGGCAAGCGATGCAGCACACCATGCGGAACCGCATTTCCGGCGCCATCGAGCTGGTTCACGAGCGGCTGCACGTCCACGAAACCCACCGGCGACAGTCCGCCCGAATTCGTCACCGACACCACCTTGACGAGCGTCGCCGTGGCGATACGCGCCAGCGCCTGGTTGATCAGGAACTGCAGTGCGCCGAACTCGCTGTCGCCCTGACCTGCTTGCGCGAGGCCCGCGTATCCGAATTGCTCAGCCATCAAGATTCCTTTTACATACCGCCACGGACTGCCAGACACCCCGCGGCACGTCTGCTTCCAGCTGGTGGGCCAGGCTCACGATCGTCCATTCGCCCTGGGCTGCGTGAATGGCGCTGGAGACCCGCACTCGCTTACCAAGCGCAAGATCCGGGTTGTAGAGCGTCTTCAGGGCGAGGCCGCTGCCGGTGAAGGCGGGATACCCGATAAGCCCGGTCTCGGGCGACACCGCAATGGGGTCGCCTTGCCTGAAGCCGTCAGCGGGCCAGATCGCAAGCACGCCCCGATCGATCGTGTGGCTGATCCGGGCCGCCTGGGCGCAACTGCGTAATTGGTCCATATCCGTTCCGGAAAAATAGGGATTGGCCAGGACGGTGTTCACGCCGCGGCCTTCAAAGGTGTAGCCCATCGCTGTGGCGATTTCCCGCATGACTTCCTGAGCGGGCGTGGCGCCCGGATACGACCTGGGGTGTGCGGGCTTCACCTCCTTGGCGCCCGCGACCTGCGCCATGACGGTCAATACGCTGTCGGGCGCCATGCCGTAGTCCGCCCACGCATTGACGATTTCGCCCTCGTAGGCCACGCAGGGCGCCTCCACATCGCTGCCGGCATGCACGCGAACGAGGTTCAACCCCCGGCGCTCCTCCATGACGGGCCCGATCGTCGTCAGCCTGTTCATCGTCTCCTGGTCCAGTCCGTACACCGTCAGAAGCAGTTGAGGCCGGTCGCCCGACGCGTGCATCGGAATCTCCGCAGACACGCGACGGCCCCTGAGCGTCACGTCCGGACCCTGCTGGTCTCCGTACCGGCCCTTACCCAGGCTGAAGGTCACGTCTATCCGGCGCTTGGTGAATGTCATGGCTCGAACGGCTCCAGGTACGACAGGACAAAGCGCGATCCCAGGCTGTCGTATTGCGGGTCGGCCTGTCCTTGGGTGTCCTCGAAAGCCAGGTCCCCGACAAAGCCCAGATAGGCGGACCGCACGAGTCGCACCCGGTCATGGCACAACACCGCCGTGACGACCGGTGCGTCGTCGACCTTGAGGTCCAGGTAGAGCCCCGTCGACTTCTGATAGACGGAGATCTGACAGTTCTGTCCAGACAACACGACGCTAAGCGTCTGCGACGGCACCGGATGTAGCGGAATCCACTTCATTGCGCGCGCCCCCTCTCGCCTGTGCCGTTCTGAGGCCGACCGGACCGGGCGACCTGGCTGGTCGGCTGCACCTGCCCGTTGCTCTGTTGCGCGGCGCCGCTGGGCTCCTGGGTCTTCGAACCCTTGGCATCGGGCAGCTCCCGAACCAATTTGAGGGTCAACGCAACCACCAACATGCTGGCCCCATTCTTCTCGCCCCGCTCGTAGGTGTAGGTCGCGAGCGTGACCGAGGGGTAGGTGATCTCGGGCGTGACGATCGAGTAAAGCTCAGTGCCGCGGACCATGCGTTCCAGATCTTCCAGCATGGCGCTGCGCGAGGCCTCGTAACCGGAATGCGCCAACCTGACGATCACTTCCCACGCTTTTTCGGTCTTGTTGAAAGGAGAGACTTCGCCCTTCTCCACTTTGGCTTGGGCTACTTCGGTTTCATGCTTGAAGGTGATGCCCAAAAACGTGTCGAAGACAAGCGCGGGCCGCCGCAGCGAACGATAGAGGCCCCACTGGGGAACCCCGAAAATCGATTCGACCAGGCGCCCAAGCGTAGAGCGTTCCTGCGCGGGGCGCGAAGAATCGTTCTCCGCCCGGAATACCGCAGGCACGCCCGGTTCCGCCGGGACATCGGGATAAGGAATGAATGGCATCAGAAAATCCCCGTATTGCCTTGCTGGATAAGACGCTGGCTGTGTCCCAAGCCCGCAAGATCACGCGCAATCGCCGGCCCGTCCGACGCCTGCGTCACCAGCGTGATGGCGCCGTGGATATGGGTTTCGGACGTGCTGCGCGCCGGCATGGTGGCGTCGGCTGTTTGCGACGTGCCGGCCTGCGCCGCCATGGCCGTGACCACCGCGGCCGCGCCGCCCTGCTCGCGCGCATCCCGGATCAGCGCCGGGTAAAAGGGCGCGGTGGCGGCCGTCCGCTGCCCCACGTCACGCATTTCAACCGCTGGCGGCTCGACACCCAGCAAACGGCTCAACGCCACGTTGATCGGCCGCGACGTCGTGCCGCCCACCTGTGCATCGCCTGCGGGTTGCGCCGCGCCCCGCGACTCCCAGTCAACGAAGCCGAGCTGCTGCTCCGGCGTCGACTGAGAAACTTCCACGCCAAATGCCCGCTTGAAATCGGCCGCCCGCGTAGCCGTCCACTCACCGGCGTCATGCGCGATGTCCAAACCGCCCTTCGAACCCGGTTCCGGCGTGTCCGCCCCGCTTGAACGGGCAACGCGTCCGGACGTCTGCCCGCGCGAAACCGCCGGCGAGCCGGCCGATTGCGCATCATGGCTCAAGGCGTGTAAGGCAATGGCCGCCACCGCTCGTCCGTCCAGGGGTGGCGCGGCGCCTGGCGACAACGGGTCAGCACCCGCTTGCGGAAGCGATGCGCAAGCCGCCTGAAGCGCGGACGCGAGGCCTGCGACCGCCTTCGTCGAAGACAGGATCTTCAACGAACCCAGCGCCAGCAGTGCATCCTGCCACCGGTCTTCGCGCTGATTCGCGATTGCTGTTCCCAGTGGAGCCGGCTGGTCCGCCCCGTCGCCATCCCGGGCCAGGTTTGCTACCCATGCCCCGCCGCGCCGGTGAGGATATGCGGCCGCGCCTGAGGCCGCCGCGAGCAACCCGTCACCTTCCTTAAGACGGGTTGCGACTTCACCGGCCGGCATGAACGCGTTTGCAAGCACCGCCGGTTGATCGACGGGCAACGGCACAGTTACGGCCAGGCCGCCCGGCGTCAGCGCCACGGCGTGGGACGCCTCGATCGGCACGTGACCTTGCAAGCCAAGGCCAGGACCCGCAGCGGCAAAGTTCCTCAGCGCGCGTGCATCGCTGCGGAACCTGCCCAGGATCGCGATTACCCCTTTGGCGCCGGCCTCCATGGATCGGAAGGCACGGCCCGGTTCACGGGCCGCTTGCGCAAACGCCTGCCAGGCGGACTCTGCCTTTTGAGAGAAAACCCCGGCGTTCCAGTTCAGCGTGACGGCCAAGGCGTCGATAAGAGTGGCCATGCAACTACCTCGGTTCGGTTAGGACACGCCTGTTGTGTGCGTCCACCGCAATCACTTCAAGCAGGTTGTACAGGTCTTCGGCACCCAGGACGGATTGCAGGTCGTGCAGCAGGCCCGGGTGCCGGGAGATCACCACGCCAATGTTGCGAGGCAAATTGGCGTAATGGATCAGGCGCGGGCCGCCACGGGGGACCTGGAGCCCGAAGTCGATGGGGTGGCGGCCATGAAAAAATCCAGGTGCATGCCCAGGATTTTCTTGCGCAGCGTAAGCAGGGTCGCCACTTCCTCGATGTCGCTGGGTACGAGCCCCCGCGTCACGTCCGGACTCGGCTGGATCTGCACGCAGTCCATCATCTTGTCGAGCAGGGGCTTGGCGCTATCGAAAGACAGCTTGGCGATGGCGTTCAACCCCATGGCGGCCACGCCCGCCAAACCCGCCTGAGCGATGTCGTCCGGAATCTCCACGCCGGCGTTCATCAGCGCGAACAACGCGCGCCCGCCCCACTCCTCGGCCTCGTAGGCCGAGAGTTCGGTCAGGATGAACACCTTGCCCTTGTCGCGCCCGTCGGCGCCGATGGTCACGGCGATCTGCTTTCTCGCCATGTCACACCAACGCCGGGGTGACGTTCTGCCAGGTGATCTGGAACGCCATGGACTGGAGGATGGCGCCCGCAGTCGGGGCCGCCGGCGCTACCGTCAGCACGCCGCGGGTCAGCGTGTACTTCCGGTCGATCGACGGGATGCTGAGGGTGCCGTGGGCGTAGAAGACGTCACGAGCGGTCCGGGTCGCCGACATCCAGATCTCGAAGAAGCGCATGGACGCCGAGTCGGGCTGCAAGGTGATCGTTTGGACGGTGGCCTTGGGCACGTAGCTGGCCGACAGCCGGCCGTCCACGCCCATGTTCACCTGCGCAAGCTCGTGCGCCGCGAAGGCGAAGGATGTGTCGGACGCGTAGCCCTCGATCTTCTGCGGAACCGGAAAAACCCCGCCGACGGCAAGCATCAGAACGGAATTGGCACTGGTCAAAGTCGCCATGTTGAATCCTTAGAGAATGGCCAACGAGGCCAGGGTGATTTTCTGGACGGAACCGCCGTCCATGTACCAGAACGTCATGGGCGGCGTGCCGCGCGCTTCGCGCACTTGCGGCGTCGCATCCTTGATCTGCAGATACCAGCCGCGAGTCTGGAGCGTGTCGGAAATGTCCACGCCGGCCATGCTGTTGACCTGGGATTTCTGCTGGTTCGACAGCGCGACGCCCGCGCGGATGGCGCCGAAATTGACCGCCGCGTTGATGGGGTCCAGGCAGGCCGCGTCGATCATGGTGTAGCCGTCGATGTTGTAGGGAACGGCGTTCACCTGGGTCAGCAACGACATCAGCGCCTGCTCGAACGCGGCATTCAGCCAGATCTGATTGACGTAGGTGTCGACCCACTTCCAGTTGCCGCTGACCTGGCCCGGATAGAGAAACCGGAAGCGGTCGTTGCTGGTGGCGTAGTCGCCGTAGAAGTTGTAGCCGTTGTCGATCAACGTCTGCGCCGTCGTGGCGTCGGTCACGGAATAGGCCAGGCCGGCCTGGCCCTTGAACGCCAGGGTGGCCCGGCCGTTCGTGCGCGCGAAGTCCAGCGAGGCGATGGCGCCCAACACGAACGCCGCGTGGTGCGGGTCCTGGTAGACCGGCACGGAGCCCGAGTATTCGTTGGCGCTCACGATGGCGGCCCAGTTGGACGTATTGCCCTGCTGCGACGCAGTGACGTCCGTATCCCAGCCGACGTAGGCGTAGCGGTCGCCCTGGGCGCTCGTCCACGCCGAGAACGCCACCTTGCCGTCCGTGTCGGGTTCGAAGACCGTCATGAATGCCGCCCAGTTCTGGACCAGGTCGGTGATCTGGCCCATGTTCACGGCCGGCACGCCGGCCGCCGCGCCTTGCGACAGCACGGCTCCGGTTGCCTGCGTCAGCTTCAGGCCCGCCGCGATCGTGCCGCTGCCATGGGAAATCGCGCTGGTGGCGCCCTCGGTGCCCGAGGTGATCACGAACGCGGCGCGCTGCGCGTCATAGGCGCAGGTCGCGTCCAGGGACGTGAACGCCGCTTGGATGATTGCCGCGGCATTCGAGAAGCTCGTTGCCGTCGACAGGTCGATGTTGCCGGAGGTCTTGGCCACACCATCAACGGTCACCGTCAGGACGCCTGACAGCGACAGCAGGTCGGCAAGCGTCGCCGTGGCCATGGAACCGCCCCGCAGGTAGGCGGAAACCGCCGCTGCCGGGTACTGGGCGAACAGCAGGTTGCCCGGCTTGCGGGTCGAGTTGTCGAACCCATTGAAGTAGACGTTGGCCAAGCTGGCCTCGGTCGAGGTCGGACCGAAAAAGCGCTGTACATCGCGCGCGCTCGCGAAACTCTGGATGGCGCCGATGGGGACGGCCGAATCGTGGGTCAGGATCAGGCCGTTGAGGTCGAGCGCCGATCCGCCTGCTGCGATCACGCCCGGGACGACCTGGACGATTTCACTGGCGGGAATGGACATAGCATTAAGCTCCCGTAGGATAAGTGGTGTCGACTTCGATAAGGCCGACGTGGAGTTGGTCCGCGAACTGCTGCGGCACGGTGATAAAGGGGTTGAACTGCAGAAAGGCGTCGAAAGACCACCGTTCGAAGAACGGCCCTTCGGCGCTTGAAATGGGCAAGTGCGTCATCGCGCTCGCGGACAGGGGCTGGGCCCGGCCCAGCGTTCCAAGAAACTCGCAGCCGACGGCGCTGCACAGGACAATGGACAGCGCCAGCGCCATATCGTGGGCTCGCGCGCCATAGCTATCGATGCGAGCGGACCACTGCGTGGCCTGGGTGATGGACAGCGTCCCCGTGGCGGTGGCCGGATCGGCGTAGACCGCGGTCGGCAACGAGAGTCCCTGTGCCGCGAGCGGTGTAATGACGACGCATTCGCGCATCGGGCTGGGAACCTGACCGGGCAGGCCGCGAACGACGTCGCAGTCCACCAGTGTCTCGAAGAACGTGATCAGGTCGTGGACCAGCTCAGCCTCGGTAATGCTTATCTGAACGCTCATGCAAGAGATCCGTACCAAAGAGGAACACGCGCGATGGCCGCGCCGAAAACCAGCAGGCCCCGGCTTCGCCGGAGCCATAAATGCAAAAAGCCCCGGCGGGGCCGGGGCTTCAATTCGTCAGGGCGCAATGTCCCGGACCTATTGTGATCGATTGCGTGACCGGAGGGGCGGGGTCTTGTGACGGTAGCGTCACACGCTGTCTGCCGTGCGCGGACACCTCGAAAAACCTGGGTGCACGCCTGAAAAGAAAAAGCCCCGGCGTGTGCCGAGGCTTCATTTCCTTGGGGCGCAATGCCCCGGACCCATTGTGACCGAATGCGTGACCTATGGGAGGGGCTCTTGTGACGCTACCGTCACCCGCCATGCATAGGTGCGTCCGTGCCCGCCTTGCTGCGGTTCCTGGATCAGCACGCTGCCCGTGTCTTTCAGCGCATCCATGGCGCGCTGAATGCCGCGTTGCAGACGGGTCTTTTCCGCGATCGACAAGTCGCGGCCGTGCGATACGTGGCGGACCAGCTCCATCAGGCGGAACGACCGGCCGGGATAGCACGCCATCAAATCCATGACCTCGTGCGCGTACTTCATGCCAACCTCCTTTCGACCAGGCTACGAAACAGGCCGAGGTACAGCTTGTATTCGATTTCGGTGAGCGCCACGCCGGTGGTGTCGGCGATCCAGTCGAGCGCCTTGGCAATGCGCTCGCGATTATTCAGTTCACCGAACATCACGTTCTTCTGCGGATACTCGGCGATGATGATCATCCGCTCGTGCCAAGGCAGCGCGGCGTGCAAGTCTTGCACGACCTGCGCATGATGAAGATTGATGGGCCGGTAGTGTTCCTCTTCGGAAAGATAGACCGCCATGTTGCCCACGGTTTCGCCGGACCAGGTCCATCGCGCCCAGTTCCACATCAAATCGTCGCCCGTCAATTTATTCATCATCCACCTCGCACTGTTTGCATTCTTTCCCATAAGGCCTGCCCTGAAGGTCATAGGTCACCTCCGCGCTTTCGCTCTTGGCGCGCCTGAGCATGTCGGCAATGCCGCGGCTCGGGTGATCGCCGCGCGCGATGCGCGCTTCCCATTTTTCGATCCAGCTTCGGTGCGGACGTCCGCGCTGCCGCAGCACGTTGTCCGCGCCCATCTTCCTGAGCGCCGCCTCCGCTTCCTCGCGCGTTGCCAAGGTGCGACCAGGCGCCGGCAGCACCAGGCGTGGCGGCGGAATGTCCGGCCAAGCGCCCTTTGCAAGTTCTTCGTTCAAGGTTTTCTCCCAGCGCGTCTTGATCGCGCCATAGGTGCAGCCAAGCAGATCCACCGTGCTGACACCCACCGCAGTCCAGTACACGGCCGGATGCGACCACACGCCCGTCTCGCCGCGCTTGCGGGCGGACATGCCGCGCACTGCCTCGTGAAACGCCACTTCCGGCACAGTCCATGGACAACAAAGCTTGATGAACTGCGGCAGGGTCGGCGGCCATTCCTGGGTCAGGCAGGCGACCAGACCGCGGCGCACCTGCGCCTCATTCAGGCCCTCCAGCTTCTGATTCCAGGAATCTTTCAGCTCGCGCGCCGACAGTCCCTGCCACTGCTGCGCGAACTTCGCGCCATACATGAGCCACATCTCGCTCACGACCAACGCGCCCAGGGACGTGGGCTGGATGTCAGCAGGTTGCATCGATCGTTCCCAAGAATTTCTCGCGCGGACGGCTATCGGCCGCCAGCGCATCCCGCAGTTCATCGGTCCAGTCCGACAGGCGTTTGGCCTGGCTTGATGACGGGGCGGCCCGAGCCGCGGCGCGGGGCGGGTAGAGACCCTGATAGCCCCCAGCGATGCTGTTCGCAATCACGGCGCCGGGCGCATGACCTTCCGCCCGGTAAGCCGCGAGCTGCTGCAACTGGCGCTTTGCCCCCTCTTGCGTCACCGGCTTTCGGCGGATCTTGCGGTCAGCGACCCAACTGGCCCAGTCGTCACGCTCGAGCCAATCCGGAAGTTCGATCGTCGACGCATCGAATCCCGCGCCGCCACGGGGCCCCGGGGGATTCATCCTTGTTTCCTGGTTCCTGGTTACTGGTTCTTGGTTGGCTTGCGATCCGGTTGCCGCTGGGGCGGCGTCCGGTTTTTCATCGGAACCCATGACAAAACCGGCCGGTTTCCCGGCCGCCATCTCATTCTTCTTTGGCCGCCCTCCCCGTTTGCCGTTCGCCTTGGCGGTTTCGGCCTTGACGTGATATGCGGCAATTTCGACGTCAGCCCGCTTGTTGTGCCAATAGCCGTCCCGCAGGTCGAAGAATTCGCCCAGGACCAACGAAGTCGCCTCCTTTTCCTCGTCGGTCCGCGCGCCTACCCAACGGAATACCTGTTGCAAGTTGTCTAAGATTGGCTGCTCTTCGGCGTAATAACGCCGCAAGAGCCGGCTGTAAATGGCGTCTTCGAGCAGGCTCAAGTGCATGGTGGCCTGGGCGTAGTCGCCGATGTTGTGGCTGTAGTAATTCATGCGTGCTCCAGCATCCCGGCAGATTTCAGGGCCCCGTCCTCGGGGCTCGGGGCGGCGATTCCTCGTTCACCCTGTGCCGGCGGGCGTTCCACGCCTCAAATACCGTGGGCCTGGCCAGACGCAGGAACTCTCTCCACGCCTTCGGCATGCCATTGCCACGCCACTGCGACACCGCGCCAGCCGTCACACCACAGAGCGCTGCCACCCTGCCGGTGCCGCCCAACGCATCGATAAGCGAAGAATCGTCGTTTTGTGTTTTCATGGATAAATCTTAGAATGCTAAGATATCAAAAGCAAGCCATCTAAGATGGTTTTTGTTTAGCATCCTAAGATGTCCTTCCAAAAACGAATCACGCAGGCATTCAACGAAGAGGCGTCGCGCCGCGCGGACGCGGGCGAGCCTCGCCTCACCAAGACAGACCTGTGGAAAGCCGCAGGCGCTTCATCGGGCGCCGCAACGCATTGGTTCAACGGATCCAACGGCATGGACATGGCGACCTGCATCAAGGTCGCCCCGCTGCTGCATGTCAACGCGCAGTGGCTGTACGACGGCAGCGGTCAAAAGCGGCCGGACAACGATGACCTGGGCTCGGTCCCCGCGCCAGCCCCCTGGCCCTTCCCCAGCATCCCCGAAGACCAGGTACGCGCCCTGTCTCCAGAACAGTTGAACAAGCTGCAAGGCGCACTCGCGCTGGCGATCGCGCAGTTGAAGCTTGGGATCGACGTCGCCTACGGCTCGGCGGCGCCGCAGGCCCCGATGGTCCTGCGCAGCGACTCGCTGGTGGACACCTATATGGCGCGGGACGAATTTCCCATGCGCATCGAGGGCATGCCCCCGGCCCCTTGGGAAGGCGGAAAAACCACGTACCAGGCCGAACGCGAACACCGCGTCCGGCTCAGCACAGAAACTGACGTATTCGCCAACGTGGGCGCGGGCGAACCGCCGGCCGCCAACGACAAGTTCGAAAAAGTGCCCGAGCTGGCGGATGTGCGCCTGGCGGCCGGCGAGCCCATCGAAAACCACACCGAGGAGCAGACTGGCATGATCCAGTTCCGCAAATCGTTTTTGAAGTCGGTGGGTGCGGGCAACGGAAAGGCCCGCGTCGTGTACGCCAAGGGCGACAGCATGGAACCCGTCATCCGCGACGGCGCCGCCCTTCTCGTGGTTCCCAACGAAAGCCTGACCCTGCAGGACATCGCCGCTGGCGGCGTCTACGCCATCAATTACGACGGCAAGATGATCGTGAAGACCGTGGCGAGAGAGCGGCTGACCGGACGTTGGGTCGCCCGTTCGTTCAATCCGGCCTATGCGGATATCTCGCTGGAAAACGGGCACCCGGTACGCGTGCTGGGCCAGGTCGTTTGGGCGGGTTGCAGATTGCCCGACGATGAAGCGGGGCAGTGGGTGAAGTGCTAGAGGCCGCTCGGCCATCCGGATCTGGGTAACGCAGGTCCCGACTGGCGATCCGGCAAAGCGGTTGACCCCTGCTTCACCCGGGCGGACCCCACGCCGCTCGGGATTGTCGGGCTGTGGGATCGCGACCGGCTTGCGGCCGGCCACGCCGGTATTGTTGGCAATTCACGCGCGCGCGGCCTTGCGGCGGCCCTTCGGGTCCAAGCCACCGAACTTGGCATTCTTCTGCGGGTACTCGGCGCTGATCACCATGCGCTCATGCCACGACAGCGCGGCGTGCAAGGTCTCCACCACTTGGGCGTGGTCATAGAGGATTCGACGGGGATCGTCCCCCCAAGGACACATAGGCCTCCATGTTGCCCACCGTGGCGCCGGACCAGGTTCAGCCAGCCCACTTCCACAACAGGTCGCCGCCCTTCAGCCTACTCATCCTCCACCTCGTACTGTTTGCATTTCTTCCCATAAGGCTTGCCCTTCAGGCAGCGAACGATCGTGTTGCCAAACAGCATCCGCACCGTGCGGGCGTTGGCGCATCCTGCGAACGCCGCTTCAGCGCGGCTTGCTGCCGGTTCATTACGACCAGCATCGGGGCGCGGAACTCCCATTTCCGCAGCTCTGCCGTCATGCGCACCACCACCCAATGCATACCGCGCGACAATCTCCGCATGCCATGCGGCGAATAAAGGTCGCAATCTCCGCACCCATCAGAATTCCTCCACGGACCAGCCGCCGCCGTCCTTCTTGGAGCGTGCCTTTACTGCGATGAACTGAACGGGTGCCCGCGTAAAGATCGGCGGTGTGGCAATCCTCACCACAGCCAGCCGCCAAAGACGAATGGCTACATGGACATGAAAGAGTGGTTCCATGTCCAGCGGAAGGCCGGACTGCTTCAGGTCGAGCGCGGCCGCTGCGGGAGGTGGAAATTCCCGCATGAGCTATCCGGCACGATCGACTGATCGACCGTCTATACGCGATGGCACGCCCGTCGCAATTGAGTCGCCGGTATGCAACGGCTGCCTCCCCAAGCAGCACAGGGACGGAGGCGCCGTGTATGGCTGAGCTGATCGAACGCCTTGCCGCCCAGCTCCGCGAGTGCCTCGAATCCCTCGGGGCCGACCAGATAGACGATCAGCGTGCCATGCGGGCCTACGCCGATGCAATGGCACTATCTCAGGAAACGTCTCATTTATGACGCAAAAACCTCGTCAATGTCTCATTAATACTTCAGCCTAGTAAGCCCAGGCTTCATTTTGGAGGCGATATGCTGAGCACCGCCGACAGGCACGCACTGGTCGCGCAGGTCGCGCCGGCGCCGTACATAACGGTCGCATTGGCCGCAGTGATCACCGGCCTCACCGAGAAAGCTATCCGGCGCAAGATCGAGGACGGCAAGTGGCTTGAGGGCCGCGAGTACCGCAAGTCCCCTGACGGCGGGATTTTCATTTCCATGAAGGGATATCAGAAATGGGTCGAAAAGGAACTGGGGTAGAAATCCGGGAGCGCTCCATCCGGCTGTCGTTCACCTACAACGGCAAGCTAGAGCGTCACACGCTCACCCTGGACGACTTGCCGATGCTGCCCACCCCGGCCAATGTGAAATACGCACACCGACTGGCCATCGAAATCAGAGAGAAGATTCGCCATCGCACGTTCAGCCTGGCGGAGTACTTTCCGAAAGCGGTAGTGGAAGACGCCGGCACCGTCGGCGGGCAGCTCGACACCTGGCTAGCGGCCCAGCGCATCGAGTCTTCGACACGCGACGGATACGCCAGTGCCATCAAATTTTGGAAGCACTCGATCTGCGACCACCACGGCGCGCGCCTGGGGACCATCCCACTGCGTTCCGCCAAGCTCAGTCACTTTCTCACCGTCATCGCCGGCCGCCCGGACCTCTCAGGCAAGACCATCAACAACTATGTTTCGGTGGTGCGAGAAGCCTTGGATCTGGCGGTAAAGGATCGCGTTCTGGCCGAGAACCCCGCCAGCAATATTCCACGCGCGAAGTACCAGCGCGAGCCGCCCGACCCGTTCAGTCGATCGGAGATGGAACAAATCCTCGAGGCCGTGCGGCAACGGTTCCCTGGCCAAGTCCACAATCTGATCGAGTTCTGGTTCTGGAGTGGCCTGCGGACGTCCGAAGTGTTCGGCCTGCAATGGCCGAACATAGACCTGGCATCCGGCTCGGTGCTGGTGGCAGAAGCTCTGGTGCGCGGCGAGAGAAAGGATCGAACGAAGACGGCCGTGGCGCGACAGGTCATTCTGAACAGCCGCGCGATGGCCGCCATTCAAGCTCAACGGCAGCACACTCAGATCACCGGTGCCGCAGTGTTCAATGATCCGCGGTACTCAGCGCAATGGGAAGACGAGCGCGCATTTCGGCGCAGCTTTTGGACACCAACGCTGAAGCTTTTGGGGATTCGCTACAGACGGCCATACAACATGCGGCACACGTACGCGACGGTGATGCTGATGGCTGGGATGACGCCGGCCTTCTGCGCGAAGCAGTTGGGACACAGCGTGGAGATGTTCTTGAAGACCTATTCCAAATGGCTGGACGGCGATCAGAATGAATTGGAGATGAGGCGCTTGGAGACGGCGATTTCTCCCCAGAATCTCCCCGAGAAAACAAAACAGGCGCCTAAGCGCCTGTAATGTATGGGGAATTCTTGGGGTGGCTGATGGGACTCGAACCCACGACAACCGGAATCACAATCCCTTAGCCCTAGCGTCGATTCTCGTTTTTTTTTAATGACTTACAGCCTAACGAGTTTAAAGAAACTTCGTCGGTGGCGCACCAATTCGCGGGCGTTTTCAGCGGTCACTTGAAAGATCCTCTCGATTGAGGCGCTTCTCCACCGAAACGGCGCGAAGGCACCGCAGCCTCACCCGCGTGCCCGCAATCGCGCATGGCACTTCCCTCCCGAGCGCTCGCTACTACCCAAGCATCGGGGCATTCTCCCCCAAAACAAAGCGCATGGCGGCCGCCCACACAAAGGCAGGCGAGTCTGCGCTCGTCACCGTACACAGGACACTTGTATGGAAACCAACTCTGCCGCCTTCGCGTCGGCCGCAATTTTTGAGTACCCATCCACAGCACGCGCTGCCCGACATGCCGCTCGCACCTGGTTCGAAGCCGCTCCTGGTGTAGCCCCCGCCCAGTATCGCGATCAGCAATTCATGGCGCATTGCGAAGGCAACCGGGACTCGGCCCTCGAGCGCAAGATCCGGAGACATGCCTTCAGGCAGGCATACGCCGAAGCCATCGGCCACATCGTTGTGGAGGAGGCGCGCTTCCATGCGCTCCCTGCTTGAACGACCCATTTCGTTCCGATTGTCGGATTCCGCCCGGCGACGATATGAACAGGCAGCGGCGAATCGGGGAATGACATTGTCGGCGTACCTCCGTGATCGACTTGAAATCGACGACCAGGTCGCAGAGCACGTCTCGCAACTGCGCCTGACGCTTCTCGACAACGCCCCGAGCGGACAGTCAGACGGGTCGCTGCTGCCCATTCTCCTCGAATTGTTGCTGCTCACCAGGCGACAAAGTCCTCCGGCCGAGCTGCGCGCCGTTCACCTTGAACTTGAACGGCAGGGCGTGATGCCCCGGACTTTCAAGTAACTCTTAGGATCTCCCATGCAAACGCCCATTCTGGCGGCCGTTGTCACGGCGGCCTGCCTTCTTTCGGCCTGCGGATTCGTTCCGCCGGCTCCTCCTATGCCTCCTGACTCCGGACGCATCCTCATCAACCATGCGGATCCACGCACCGTTCTACCGGGTAAATCGCCGACCGTCCTGGCTTCGGCAGACATTCCCCCTATCCCCGTGCCTGAAGCGCCACCCAAGCCCGAAAGCACCGCACCCGCCGCCAGCGCGCCACTGCCGGCCACTGCTGCTGAAGCCACGCCCAGCGCCAGCGCCTCTGCGCCGGCTCCGACGCAGACGCACACGCCGGTAGCGGCAAGTGAAGCTCCGGCGCCTACTACTGACGTGAACGCAAGTCCGCAACAAGTCACTCCGACCGCTGGCGCCATCGTGACGGTTGAAGTTGCTCCGACCGAGCCCGTTGCTGAACCGCAAGTCGTGGAGCCGCCTAAACAGATTTGGCGGGTCAGTCCGCAAGACGGCACGGTCCGCCAAGCGCTCGTGCGCTGGGCAGCCGATGAAAACTGGACCTTCGGGCCCGATCAGTGGGAACTGAATTTCGACATTCCGATACAGGCTCCCGCCGAGTTTGAGGCGGACTCGTTCCAAGAGGCCACCCAGGCGCTATCGCAGGCGGTCGCCATGAGTGAATCGCCGATCCGCCCTTGCTTCTATGGCAACCGCGTGCTCCGCATGGTGCCCTTCACCCGCAGCTGCAACCGATCCCCCGCCTCGCGATCCTAGCCGTGGCGTTGAACAGGAAATCCAATGATTGCTTACCGCACCGTACTGACGGCGGTCATGCTGGCAGCGCTTGCTGGCTGCTCGGCCCTGCAGGCCACCGACCGAATCGAATCCCGCGCCGCCCTCCGTCAAGCCGACAGCGCCATCGCGCTGGACCATTTCAAGCTCAAAGCCGGAGACATCGACCGGGCAAAGGGTCAAGTCGTGGAGCTCCCCTGGATCGCCGGCCGACCGCAGCCGTTGGCCCGCGAAGTCACCCTACCGCCGGCGCTCCGGGCAAACGTCAATACGACGCTGCTCTTTGAAAACAACTCCGCCGATCTCAAGACGCTGGCCGACCGGATCCAGATCGCCACCGGCATCCTGACGCAGGTCACTGCCGACGCCCTGCTCCCCCCCGAATACTTCTTGCCGCGCCTGGCGGGCGATCTCGGCGCGGTAAACCCGCTTAGCCTGAGCGCCAGCACGGCTGACACGCTCGTGCCGGCTCTCATCCCCGGCGCGGCAGTGGATCGTGTTGCGGGTCCCGCGCTGCCGACGGGCGTGGCGCGCACAAAGATGGCCCCACTGCCAGCCGGCCAGGCCCCGC